GTGATTACATCATTCACACACATAGCAACAAGGTCTATACCTATACCATGCATGGCAGACTTATCAGGACCACCACATTCTAATTGAAAGTCTGCTGTTGAATTGCTTGTTGATAAACTGAATGTATTAATAAAGCCATCAAACACTTCATATACGTTGTTGGTTGAAAATGTGTAGTCAGCATTTATAATTGCTTTCCTTATGACTACTTTTGCTCCAACAAAATTTGCATTTAATATTGCTTCTGCGTTGCTTAAATCAACACCCGTTAACGACAAAGATACTTTTTCGTTGTTGGCGTTTACTGTTTCTGAAATTTCACTGTGCCCAATATAACCTAAATTTGCATTATATGTAACACTATCAAATGTTAAGTTTGTATCACAGTTTGTAAAATTTAAAGCACTTACGCTGCTGTCTGTGCCAATTACAAAAAGTGCTGTGCCGTCTTGCGATGATATGCTTACAAGATCCACAACTCTTCTTGTTGCGCCAGCCAATCCTGATTGTGCTGTTGTAGAAAGATCTCTAGGCATTATAAAGTCTCCGCTACATCTAACTCATATATGTACACACCGTCATTTCCTAATTTGAATTCTTGTGCATCATTTGTAAGTCTCACTGTTACAGGTACATCAGTAGTCGCTGTGTGTTGTGACGAAGGTACTTCTGTTATTAAGTTTGGAAAAATATTAATTGTTGTTTGTGTTGTGTTAGACAGCGTTTTATCTGCTGTTAACATGTATACTTTTGTGTGATTAGCAAATTTTATTAAGTCACCTGCTTTAAGTGTACCGCTACCCGATGGTGTTACTGTGATTGTGCTTGCTCCTACAGCAGCAGTAGAAGTTACTGGTAACTTTGTACCGTCATTTACAAATGTTCCATTAGAGCTGCCTATTACTGGCGGCACAACTGTAAATG